ACTCGGATCGTGCAAATTCGCCAAACAAGAGATGCGCGGCCCGGTCGTAAGCATTCGAGGCTTCTTCCATAGTATCATAGGTGCCAAGCCCGATTTTCACATTATACCGACCGCGATTCAAATAAACCCCTTTTGGTTCCAATTTCCCGACTTTCCCCATTTTGTTCCAGCAGTTCTGTACATGAGATGCTTCTCGAAGGTTCGCAAAACGGTTATCGTGACGAATGCCGTTTATATGGTCTATTCCAACGGCAGGGTCCTTCCCAGTCACCATTTTCCAAATAACGCGATGCACCAAAAAATGGCGACGGCACCACTGCAGCTTGACATAGCCGTTTGTTCCCAGGGAACCCGCCACCTTACCTTCATGTTGAATTTTTTGACTTGCTCTCCAGTATGGTTGGGCCTTCCATCGAAGGGTGCCTTCCACAGGATTGCAATAAAAAAGATCGTTGAGTTGATCAATGCTGGGGAGGCCTGGTTTAGCTCGTCCCACTTTTGGTCTATCTTTTCTGTCAGGCATCGCGCGCTCCTTCCCGAGCAAGTGGTGATTAGGACCGGCGAGGTGTTGATGCACTTCGTCGGCCCGCCTCTTATACCGCCAGACTGGAATGAAAGCCAATGAAACGAGCGCCAGTACAACCAACTGAAGTCGATATCCGGATTGTCGATGGCGTGTTCGTGAAGGCGACGCACTTTCGACATGCCGGGATGCTGGCGCCACAGCACGCACACGAATTTTCCCATCTCAGCTACATCGCCTCCGGTGCGGTCAAGGTATTCGCGGATGGTGAACCATTGGGAGAGTTCACCGCGCCAGCCTCCATCGTCATTCCGGCGCGAGTGAAACACCTGTTCGAAATACTTGTGGATAACACCGTCGTGCTGTGCATCCACAACGCCGACCATGTCGACCCGGATGGCGAGCCGCCGATCGCCGAACACCACAACCTCGTTCTGGAGGATTGAGACATGCCGTTCGCCGCCGCGGGGGCAATCGCCGCCGGAGTAGGAGCCACCGCCAGTGTCGTTGGCGGAGTTTTGCAATCCAACGCCGCCAGGGACGCGGCCAGCAAGGCCAACGCCGCGCAGCAGCAGGCGCTGGAGCAGGCACGCAAGGATCTGATGCCGTGGGCCGCGAGCGGCGGGCAGGCGAACACCGCCACGGGCGACCTGCTTGGACTGAATGGGCCGGATGCCGCCAAGGCGGCACGCGCCAACTTCCAGGCGTCCCCAGGTTACCAGTGGTCGCTCGACCAGGGTTTGCGCGCCGTTGACGCGGGCGCGGCGGCGCAGGGGTTTGGCCGATCGGGCGCGGTGCTGAAGGCGGAGCAGACGTTTGGCACCGGGCTCGCCGATCAGGAGTTCACGAACTACTACAATCGCCTGTTCAACCTTTCGACGCTTGGCGAAAGCGCGGCGGCGGGACAGGGGACGGCGAGCCTGAAGACCGGGGAGGGGATCGCGCAGACCGACCTCAGCCTGGGTAGCGCACTGTCCAGTATCTACGGCAATACCGCCAAGGGCGTTGGCAACGCCGCTACCAATTATCTCACCGGTCTGGGGTATCAGAACGCGCTCATGGGCGGTGGCGGCGGTGTCGATAGCGGCAAGTGGACAGTCTGAGTCATGCCCCAGTTCACCCAATGGCAGATCGTCGATCCGACGCCCAACGTTCTGTTCAACCCGATGGCGATAGATGAGTCGATCGCCAAACAGCGGTCGGAGCTGGGCACGCTGGACATCAACCGGCAAAGGCTCGGCCTTGAGCAGCGGAAGCTGGATCAGGAACAGGCGGCCGGGGCGGCTTGGCTGGCTGGCGGCGACGGCACGCCCGGAGCGTCTACCGGCGGAGGCGCGGGCGGCGGAGGTGGTGGTTCGATCGATCCCCCTCCCATCGCCAGTCCCGCCGGAGAGGTGGCCCAACGCACGGCGGCGTTCTGGTCGAGCCAGGGTTTCACGCCGGAACAGGTGGCCGGCATCATGGCCGGCGGTCCCGGCGCCGAAAGCAGCTTCAACCCAGCCGCGCGCGGGGACGGCGATACCTCATATGGCCTTTATCAGCACCATCTTGGCCGTAAGGAGATGATGCAGGCCCGCTACGGGCCGAACCCGACCGAGGCGCAGCAGCACGCGTTCGCGGCCTGGGAGATTTCCCCGGAAGGTCCATTGGCCGCCGTCGGCGCGAAGTTGAAACAGGCGAAGACACCAGAGGAAGCGGCACGGATCTGGACCCTTGGCTTCGAAAGTCCGGCGAACGCCGAGGCCAGGGCGGCCGCCAGGGCCGCCGTCGCCCCGCGCTATCTGAATTACGGCAATGCCGGACCACGCGTGGCGAACGCGGCGCTTCCGGTCGCGCCAGGCACCGCGCCCCCGCCCTTCAACCCGAACGCTGGGCCGCGAACCGATGGTGCTCCGCCGGCCGGTACGCCGCCTGGGGTTGCCCCGCTGGTGCCCGTGCCCGGGGCGCCGACCGTTACGGCATCTCCTCCGCCAACGGTCCAGACCAGCGAGGCGGAAGACGCGCCCGCCGTCGAGCCATCCCGCCTCGCGATGCGGTTGGGCGGGACGGATACCGCCGGACCTGGCGCGGGCCAGGTCACAATGGGGCCGGTCGAGCAGCCGAACACATTGTATCAAACCGGGTTGCCGGGGATCACGATCCGAGGACCGGGCAATGGCCTCGCGCCGCCTCCGGCGGCCGCTGCTCCGGTCACGGCTCCGGCTGCCCCAGCAGGCGCCACGCCTCCACCTCCGACCCGGCCAGCACCACTGCCGCCTCCGCCAGCGGCCGCGCGCACGATCCCGTTGGAGCCGCTGATCCAGTCCGGCCCCGGAAAGGATCTGACCCCGGCGCAGTTCAAACAGGCCGGGCTGATGATCGGGAGCGGGACACCCATCGCCAACGTGATGGCGCACGTCGAGCAGTGGCGGCAGCAGAACGTGGCGCGCAGGGAACAGGCTACGGCTGCGGCGGCGGCGCAGCAGCAGCAGGACTACCAACGCCAGGAGGATTACCGGAAGGCGCAGATCGAGGCCGAGAAAACGCAGTTTGATCGTGCTGAGAAAGCCAAGGCCGACGCAATCGCGGCGGCGGTTGAGAAGCGCGCCGCTGATAAAGCCGCCGCTGAGGCCGCCGACCCGTTACAGGGCAAGAGTGAGGACGAGCGGATTGAACGGACGTTGCTCCAGATCGCACCCAAACTCCGGCCCGGCTACTCCGGCCAACCGCCGACCGACGCGGAAAAAGACCAATACACCTTGCTGTGGAACAAGTTTCGAGAGGGACCGCTGCAACAGGTGCCGGACGGCAAGGGTGGTTTTTTCACCGCTCGCGTGCCGCGTGACGTGCCGCCCCAGTTTCCGCCACCGCCTGGGCAAACGATCGCTCCGGGGCCGCAGGCAATACCCGGCACCGAAAGGCAGCCAGAAGTCGCTCCTCCAACCATCACGGGGGGGATGCTGGCGAACGGACAGGGACAACGGAAGATCCTGACAGCACTCGCCGGTCTTCAGGCACATCCGGACGCCGTTGGAATAAAGGGCAACGCGCCGGAATGGCTGTTGCAGCGTGCCGACGAGGAGGGCATCGCACTGCGGGCCGCCGTTTCAAATGTCGCCGGTCACGAGTTCCACGACCTGTCAGGAGCGGCGGTCAGCCCTTCCGAAGCCTCACGGTTGAAGTTTATCCCGAGTGAAAAAGACACGGCGTTCGCGCTTAAAACAAAACTTCAGCAGATGCTGGATCAGAACCGAGACACGTTATTGCAGTCCTATCGGACCTACGGTCCCGAGAATGGCTTCCGCAAAGCGCAGGCGGTCGAAGATGCCATCGTTGATTCGATCCCAGAGGCGGCAATGACGATGCTAAAAGCTCAACCCGAAACGGCGCGCAAGTTCGACAAAGTCTACGGCAAGGGCGCCGCGAAACTGGTGCTGCAATATGGCGGATAATCCCTACGACCAGTTTAAGGACCACCCCCCTTCCGGCCTGACGAAACCGCCGGAAGCAGAGGCGGGGCCGACACAGTCTCCTGGCCTGTTGGCCACGGTCGGGCGCGGCCTGGGCCTTGGAACGCGGGACGTGCTGGAGGGCGCTCTCGGGCCGCCCTACGATGCCATAGGCGCGGGCATCAACTATGGCGCCGGTCTGGCAGGGCAACCGCCGCCCATTGCTCCGTTCTCGGAGAACCTGACGCGGATTGGCCTGCCTGAATCAACGACGCCGTCCGAGAAAGCCATCTCCGGTGTCACCCGGCCCGCCGCCGGGGTGTTGCCCGTTCTGGGAACCGGTGCCGCCATGACGCGCGCCGCCTCACCTATGGTGAGAGCCGTGGGCGAGGGACTGACAACCCAACCAGTGGGACAGGTCGCCGCCGCCGGAGCGGGTGGGGCCGCCGAGCAGGCGACCGGAAGCCCGCTGGCCGGGACCGCCGTGAGCATGGGCCTCCCGTTCGCTGGGTCGCTACTGAAGGCGGCGGGACGTGAACTGGAGCACGCCGTGCTGAGTGGCGGCATCACGCCGGACAACGCGCGGCTGGGCATGCGTGCCATCGACCGCTACGGCATCCCGATCGCGGCGAACGATCTGAGCGACAATTCCATGATTCGCATCGGCGCGGACCAGGGGGGCAGGGTACCGCTCAGCGGCGTCGAGGCCGCCGACAGGATCAAGCATCAGGCGTGGCAGGGCGCGATCGCCAGGGAAATGGGCGAACGGGACGCGACCGCGTTCACTCCCGACGTGCTGACCCGCGCACGCGACCGCATCGGCGCGACCTTCAATGACGTGGCCGCGCGAACAACCATTCCACCAGCGGAAACCAATACGCTGATACAGGATCTGGATCGCGTACTTTACGAAGCCGAACGAACTTTGCAGCCTGGAGAAATAGCTCCGCTCAAGGCACAGATTGACGATCTGAAAACCATGATCGGGCATAACAGTGGCACGATCGACGGCGATGCTTATCAACGCCTGACCAATTCCAAGTCGCTATTATCAAAACTTGAGAGGCAGAACAGCAACGCCGGCGACATGGCCAGCAACATGCGCGATGCGATAGATGACGCATTCGCGCGTTCGGCCGCGCCCCAGGATCAGGCGGCATTACAAGAGGCGCGCTATCAGTACCGCGTCATGCGAACAGTGGACCAACTCGCGGCGGGCTCTCGCGGTGGCGATATCACGCCGCTGGGGTTTATGCAGAAAGTAAAAGCAGCCTCGCAGAAGTTCGATCCTCCCACCGGAGGTCTCGCCTACACGGGAGGCGGAAACATCGGCGAGTTGGCCCGGATCGGCACGCTGATGCGCCCCGCGCCACAGACCGGCACCGCAGACCGCGCGATGATAACTGCCCTGGTTGCCGGTGGTCCGGCGGCCGTGTGGGCTAATCCTGGCGCGGCGGCGATGGCCGGAGGGGGCATCGCGGCTAATCGGATGCTACAAGGGTACCTACGCAATCCCGAAACGAGCGTCCGGTTGGCCGAGGGCGTCATCAACCCCGGCGCTGGTCCCCGCATCAATCGCCTGAGCAGTGGCCTCAACGACGCCGCGCTGCTGTCCGGCGTGGCTGGCGCGGAGAGAGACTATCAAAATCCTCTGATGCGGCGCTAAGCACCCCAGAACCAAATCAGCGCGACCGGCGCGAGTGCGCAGCCGAGGAACTTCAGTACATCGAGAATGGCGTACGCCTGACCTTGACCGAGGTCATTCAGAAATTGAACCATCACGCATCACTCCCCAGCATCCCCAGTATCCGCGCGAGGCGGGCGCGCTCGGCGGCGTTCATGTCCGTTCGTCCACGAGTTCGAGCCTGACCTTGATCCGCTCGATGTCTCCGCCCATCCGATCCATGCGGCGCGATACCAAGGCATAGCCGGCTTCCAGCAGCCCCAGCCGCTCCTTGACCTCGGCCATGTCGCCCTTGATCGTCGATATGTCGTCACGGATGCCGCGCAACAGGACCAGCACCAGATCCTCTGGTCGCTCGCTCACGGCTTGCGCCGCTCGTTTTCGAGTTTCGTGATGCGTTCGCTCAGCGTCAGGTTCTCTCTCAGTCCGTAGAGCACATGCCCGCGTGTATCGTCGGTGTCGGCGCGGATAAGGCTCATCCGATCAAGCAACCGCTCGAAGCCGTTGTTGATCTCTCCCATCACGCGATGGAGATGCGCGTCCAGCACCGTGAACTGCGCGTCTACGGCGTCAAATCTCGCTTTCGTGTCTTCGTCCATGTTCGCTCAAATCCTGTTTGTGGATGAGCGGCATGCGGGGTAAACCCATGACCAGGGTCCCCGAAACCGCGCATCCGGTTTCCGCGCGTGGATTGGTGTCCAGCCAATCCCGCGCACCCGCCTATACTCCATCAGCGCACGCGGCGCATCTGCCGATCATGATGTCACGACGGCTCCGTCGTCGGCACGATGCTGACGTAGCGGCTGCCCTCCCAGGTGGCGTCGATGTGCCCGTCAGGCGTGGCGGTCGCGACGTGGATTCCCTCCTCTGTCCAGACCTCCACCGAGTTGTGCCCACGCGCAATGTTTTTGGCACGGCGTAACACAAGCTCTCGGCAGGCCGGATCGTGAATGACGAGCCTCTTCGCCATCACCTTCCCCCCACCACGACAATCTTCGCCGCCGCGTCAGCCTCCGCCAGCATCGCGCGCGGAATGGCATCCGCCGCCCACCAGTAAACACCTACCAAAAGCATACCAATCAGAAGCGAGGCCAGTAGGCGCGGGAGCGGCGGTCCGGTCATCGCCCGATACCTTCGGTCGCCACGCGTTCGGCGCGCTCCTCGCCACTCATCATCCGCGTGCCCGCCTCCAGTCGCTCCGCTTCCTCCGTCATCTCGTCCAGCACGCAGACGACGACGTGGACCTCAACCGGATGCCGTCGCGCTCGCAACCACAGCGCCAGATTTCGCAGTTCCTCACTCAGCATCACGCGCCTCCTCGATTTTGCCGATCGTCGCGTCGATACGGTTGATGGCATCCCGTGCGTCGAAAATCGCGAGGGCTCGGATGTCGCGGGATCGTTTCGGGTCACTGATTTTTAGCAGGCATTCCCGATCTTCGTTTTTCGCATCAATGATCGTCAGGATGTTGGCGAGTTGCGCGAATGGACCCAGCGCTTGTCGCGCTTCTCGCAAAGCGGCCAGCAGATCATCGCGACAGTTCATCACGCGCCTCTTGTTGGTGATTGGCAGGGGCCACCCGGGCGATCCGGGTATGTCTCGGTAATGGCACGAGTCCCCGTCCTGGCAAGGACAATACGGATCGTTACCGATGCACGGTGTCATCGCGCGCCGCCTGTTTCAGCCGCTCGATCGCGGCCGTGGCGTCGTAGAGGATGGCGGCGGGCGGCGGTTCGATGTTGCAACGGCACCAGCTCGTCAGTCTCTCGACGCTCAGGATGTCATCGGCGCGGCGGTCCCAGGGGTCGGCGGTGTCGTGGTGATTGCTCATGGCCAACCTTCCTCATCCATCCGGGCCTGCTCGTCGGCCAACATGCGAATGAACGTCAGCGCCGTGCCGCGTGTCAGACAATGCGTCAGGAGCACGTTGCCGTGTCCGTTGGACACAATGAGCGCGACCTTGTCTCGGCCGGGGTTCACGCCATCCAGCAGCGCGCGCATCCGAACGAGCACGTCATCGTCGTCGGGAGCGTCGCTCATGCGGCGCACCCGGCGTGGAACACCTCGTCACCAACTCGATCCGTGGCGCCGTATTCGCCGCACAACGCACAGCGGAGCTCGACCTGTCCGGTGCCGTCGCACGTCTCGCACCGCCCGACAGGCCACACGTCGGGATCGTTGCCGCCGTAACGCGAGGTCCAACGGATACCGTCCTCGCAATGCTCACATTCGACTGTCAGAGGGGGTGCCAGATTGGCTCCGGTTGACGATGGAGCCAGTCCGTCACAGGCTGACTCATTGGGCCACGCGCGCGGCTGTGGCGAAAGCGCGCAATCATAATACTTGCCATCAAGTATCAGAGCACAATCAAAGCGAGTCAAAAGGCATTTTTGCTCTTGCGCTGGTTGCGTTGATTCATAAAATACATCCCACGCGCCTGGACGACCGCCGTCAGGGTTGACCGTCCCGGCTGGCGGAGAACAATCCGCAGGGTGCTCTGGGTTGGGAAACCCCCGATCCTCCGCAACCCGGACGTGCCGCGCCGTCGATAGGGGAACCTCGATCAAATGGCTGACAGGCATCAGTGGGACATCCTTGATTCATCTTATGGATGGCTTTCTGCCATCCCGGCAGACGTCGGTCAAGGACTTTCGGATGGCGAGGGGCCATCCGCTCAGATTCTTTTATTCAGACATCCAGCCTTGAAGCCCGGTTGGCCTACGACCGGCGTCGTTTCCTGGGCGGCCGATTACTGCCGCCGCCCATGGCCATGTCGTTGGCGTTGTGGAGCTCCGGATGAGCCATGACCAGCCGCGCGGCCAGTTCGCCATCCACGCCGCGCAGGCTGCCAAGGAGTATGTAGTCGGTAGACACCCGCAAACGATGAGCGATCTCGATCACCAAAAACACTGACGGAGCGCGCTCCCCGTCCTCGATTTTCTGAAGCGTGGTTCGGTCGGCATCCAAAAGGCGGGAGAACGCGGCACGGTTGGGCTCAATCAATTCGCGCGCCCACCTGATGCGCTGCCCTATGTCTGCCTGGGTCACCGTTCGCGACTCCGTTTGTTTTGATTTCGCCACCTTATGCTCACGGTAATTGCCGTGACAAATTGCCATAAATGGCAAAAATCCTCGGATGGCCGGTATCTCTCTTGCCTGATGGCCCAACGCCATCTATTATGAGGTATGAGCGATATCGACCCATTTCACGCGGACCTCATTCGGCGCCTCGGAGGCAAGACGTGGCTGGCGGGTGCCCTCGGCATCCCCCGGAACAGCATCACCCGCTGGCATGAGCGCGGCATCCCCTCGCGGTACTGGCATCGGGTGGTCGATCTGGCTGCCGCTGCGAGGCCCCCGATCGCCGTAACTGAATACGATCTCGAAGCGCGGCGCCCGACCGCCATGTCGGTCGAGAATGCGTGATGCCAGTATATCTGATCCAAAGCGGCGCGGATGGATTGGTCAAAATCGGCTTTTCCAATAATGTCCATCTGCGATTTAACAAAATGCAGACGGATAACTCCGATAAGCTGACCATCCTGCGTATTCTTGATGGCGGCAAGGAGCTCGAGGCCGTGCTGCACGCGCGGTTCAGCGCCCTGAAAGTGCGCGGGGAGTGGTTTACATTCTCTAAAGCCATGCTTGGAGATATTGGCGCGCCCGGCTTTACTTTTGAAAAGCGGAAAGATGCGCGAAAGGGGCGCTGGTCTCTCGAAAGACGCGCTGCCGCCGCAGCGGCTCAGATCGCACTGCATGCGGACCCGGCCCGGAAAGAGTCCAGGGCCAGGAACGTGCGGGAAGCGGCGGGCAGACGAAAGCTTCAAAGGGTTGGCGACCTCGCTAAGCGCATTGGTAATTGGCAGAAGATGGCCGATGTCGTTGGACTTCCAGTGACCGAGGTCGTGGCCTGGGAGGTCATCCCCGTCCGGTTCCTGGAGGTCCTGGCAAGCGCCGCGAATGTGCCGGTGATGAAGCTATCAGACCTGGCCGACCGGGATTCCGCCGCATGACCCATTCCTCGTCTCCCGCCTCGCGACGTTCTGGGTGGAGTCTTCGGCCGCCGGGAACACAAGCGCGGATTGCCCCTGAAAATTTCACGGAGGCGCGGCGGTGCTGACGGCCACGACCTACAACGATGTGGTCCTCGGCTACATCAAACGAACCTTCGGCCCCCTGAAGCACGCCGCGAAACTACTTGCCCGCGCCTCCGGAGCGACCCCCGGGACGTGCGAGAACTGGCTCGCGGGAGAACATGCGCCGAACGGCGAGAACCTCGTCGAACTGATGGCCGCGTGCTCCGAGCTTGCCGAGGAGATCAACCGCCTGGTGGCCGAACGCCGGTCGGCGCGTGGAGAAAAATGACCCTGGCGGTCGAGTTCACGGGCTGGCGTGATGTTCGATGCCAACGAAACGAACTCCGGTTGGGCTGGGTC